GTCCGCGGGCGCCGGAGCCGGGACGCTGAACGACCCGATCAGCTGGCACGGGTCGGCGGCAACCTGCCGCGGGCCGATCCCGGTGACGGCCTTGCGGGCGCTGGTGAGCAGCATCCGCTCCCACTCGTCCTCGCGAGCCTCGCCGGCGGTGAGCTCGGCCCACTTGCCGGCGAGGGTGGGCAGCACGCGCGCCAGCCCGGGGTGCCCGGCGGCGGCCAGCTGCACGAGCTGGTGGGTGCGCCCGATCGCGGTGTCGTGGCGGGAGCCGGCGTCCGCGGTGGACAGCTCGTCGACGGCGAGCAGCGCGGCGCTGGTGATCTCGGCGCAGGGCGGCCGCTCGTCGGCGGTGAGCTGCTCGAGCAGCACCTGGCCTAGCTCGACGGCCGCGGCGGCCGGCCCGGCGCCGGTGGCGCCTTCGCGCAGCGCCTGCACCCACGGCGCGGGCAGCTCGGGCAGCTCGCCCGGTTTCGGTGGCTGCTCGCAGGCGGCGCCGTCGGGTGCGTACCAGCGGTAGATGTCGCGGGCCTGCGGGTGCGGCGAGGGCCACACGACGGCGTAGCGGTGGTGGCGTTGGATGATCTCGACGTCGGGGAATCCGGTGACGTAGCGCTGCGCGGGTGCGCGGTAGAACCGGATGCGGCTCGGCGAGTCGGCGCCGCGCGCCGTCGAGGACCAGGTCGCCGGCAGCGGCCCGAGGCGGGCCTCGAGTTCGGCGAGGGTGGCGTCGCCGTGTTTGACGACCTGGCCTTTGGCGTAGGCGTCGACGTCGATGCCGATGACGCCGTCGGGCATGCGCAGCGCGATCGAGTGGGTGGCGTGGCTGCCGGCCCAGCGGACGAGGTCCTCGGGGGTGGTGTCGCGGCCGTCGGCGCCGGTGAAGCCTTCCGGTGGTGGGGCTTTCTTGAGCGGTACGGGCAGGATGCACGGCCAGTCGGCGAGGGCGTACTCGATGACGGCGTCGGCGAACGGGCGCGGGGTCGGGTTGGGTGCTGCGGTCATCGGGCACCGCTCTCGCCGTGCTCGAACCTGGCAGCAAGCGCGGCTTCACGCGCTGTATCCCAGGCGCTCGTTCGCCTGTCTATTTGCGCGAGTAGTGGGCTGTTGCCGGTGAGCAGTTCTGCCGCGTGGCTATCGAGGAACGGTCCAACGGCGTCGTCCCCTACCACCCGAGCTTGGGGCCACCACCAGAACCGATCGTCAAGGCAGTATCGGGTACCGGCGGGCGGCCACGGCACCGAATAGAGATCGCCCTTATGCATGTGCAGCCGGAACTGCGCCTTAGCTCTTGGGTTGCCTAATACGAGTAAATCGAATCCCCGGTCGGCTCCGGTGGCGTTGAAATCGCAACCCCCTCTTGGCGCCGAAAGCGCAGCTGCGACGTTCAGGAGGCGCGCGTATTCGGTGAGGGTCAGGTGGCCTTTGATTTCGGCCCATAGCCGCAAAGTAGGTAACCAGAAGTCCGGTAGGTAATGGGTCGACCCCTCGTTATCGAGTCGAAGCGGCAGCTCGAAGCCTTGCGGCTCGTATTCCCACGGGATGCCGAGCGCGTCGAACCCGACCGCCCAGCGAGCTTCGAGCCGTGACCGGAACCGGCAACCGGCGTAACGGGTTTCTATGGCGTTTAGTTCGGTCATGCTGCTGGCGGCCTCCGGCGAGGTGCGAGGGCGGCGCCTTCTGATGTGTCTGCACGCACGGCCGATGGCGTCGATCGGGAGGTGCGGTTGCGGGTCTGGCGGTGGCTGCCCACCGTGGAGTAGCCGAGCGGGAGGTACTCGGGCGCGATCGTCGACGCGATGCCGTTGCGCAACCGGATCGCGGTGACGTTGTCCTTGGTCAGCCCGGTGCGGTCGGCGATCGCCTGGTCCGGCAGGCCTTGCGCGGCGAGGCGGCGGATCGCCTCGACGCGGTCGGCGGCGCGGGAGCGTTCCGGGGGCAGGTCGCCGGCCATGATGCGGGCGACGGCGATCTCGTCGACGTCGGCGGTGCCGCGCGGGGTGCGCCCGGACCGCTCGGACGCCAGGTCGTACGCGAGCCGCTGGTAGTCGAGGCCGAGGCGGGCGCAGACCTGGCGGTCGTTGTGCCAGGCGAAGGCTTCGCGGCCGCGGCGCAGGCATTCGAGCCGGTCGGCGCGGGTGAGGGCGAGCGCCAGGTCCTCGTCGCCCTCGACGAGCGCGCCGGCCATCACGGCGGCGACGGCGTCCGGGTCGTAACCGGTCAGGTTAGGATGCGCGGCCGGGTCGTCGATGTCGCTGTCGGCCCAGGCCAGCGGCGGCGCGTAGTGGTGCTCGCGGGCGTAGCGCAGCGTCCGGTTGTAGGCGGACAGGTCGCGCCACTGCGCGTGTGCCGGCGGGGTGTCCCACAGCTGCTCGTAGAGCGCGGCGACGGCGCGGGCGGTGGACAGCCGGACCTGCGCGTTCTCCAGCGTGTGGCCGAAGTTGCCGCGGGTCATGCCGAGCCGGTCGGCGATCTTCTGCTTGGACCAGCCGAGCGCGACGAGGGCCTGGACCCGGCGGCGGGTGCCGGTGGCGTCGACGAGCGCGCCGCCGGCGAGGGTGGCCGGGCCGGGGCGCACGGCCTGCAGCCGGACCGCGGTCTCCCAGGTGATCCGCCTGCACGGCGGGCGGCGGGCGCCTTCGGTGCGGGGCGTGCCGTAGATCAGCTTGTTGAGCACGCCGGCGGAGACGCCGGACAGCGCGGTGATCCGCTTGAGCCCGATGCCGGCGGCCATGAGCGCGCGGACGTGCTCGCGGGTGGGCTGCGCGTCGACCAGCCCGGTGAAGCGGCCGGTGGCGTGCGCCTTGGCGCGGCGCTTCTCGTAGCTGCTGTTGGCGGCCGAGCAGGGCGCGCAGCGGCACCGGTCCAGCACGTAGCAGGCGTGGGTGCCGTGGCGGTGGTCGGCGCGCTTGTGCAGGCAGGGCTTCGGGGTGCGGTCGACGGCTGCTCTGCGGGCCCGGCCGCGGCGGGCGGCGGCCTGCTTGGCGAGTTCTTTCGCGCAGGAGTGCTGTCGGATCGCGTACGCGGCCTGGGCCTGTGAGCGGCACGGCGAGGTGCGGTGCCCGCAGTCGGTGCAGGTGATCCGGACGCTCATCAGGCGCACTCCCCGCGGTGGTAGGTGAAGCAGCGCTTGCACAGCGGGCCGTGGTCGGCCGGGCGCGCGGCGACACCGTCCGGGCAGGTCTCGTGCGACCACCCGCCGTCGGCTGCGGGGACGATCTCTTGGCCGGGTTCGATCGGCTCGCCGCAGCCGTCGGCGCACACGGTCCGGAACTGCGCCTTCACGCCGTCACGCCCCGGATGCGTGCCAGCTCGGCCTCGGCGATGACGTCGGCGCGGGCCCGGCGCCGCAGCGGCCAGGTGAGCGCCACCCACGCGCGGCGGGTCATCGGTCCGGGTCCAGTTCTGCGGCGGCCTCGTCTAGCGTCCACTGGACGTGTTGCTCGATCTCGTCAGGAGGCACGCCCAGATAGACCAGCTCGGTAACCACCATCGACAGGCCGTCCGTCAGATCGCGTCGCTTCTCGGCGTCGTCAGCCGCAAGCCGGTACTTCGCCACGGCGACGTAGGTGCGCTCGCTCATGACGCGGTGGCCTTGCTCAGCGGGTCGCGGATCAGCCCGCTGTGAACGGCGGCGTATAGCGCTTGTCTGGCCGCGTCGCGGGCGTGGGGCATGCCTCTGGTGGCGGCGAGCAGCCCGGCGGCGTCGAGGCGCTTGTCGGTGGCCCAGGGCTTGACGGTGGCGGCGGGGCGGGTGTGGAACTCGGCGCCGTGGTCGGCGGCTATCTCGCGGGCGGTGCCGATCAGGATGCGGGTGCGCTGCCCGGCTGCCGGGTGTGCGGATCGCGCGGTGCGGCCGCCGATGACGAAGTCCTCCACGGCCATGAGCTGCCGCTCGCCCTTGGTACGGTTCAGCAGCCCGGTGAGGAGCGGTTCGACGCCTTCCCAGCCTCGGATCTGCGCGGCGACGGGCCCGAGGAACGGCACGACCACGTCGCTCTCGCTGAGCACGGCGAACGCGAAGACGCCGGTGGTGCCGCCGGGGTCGACGCCGATCACCAGCGTGCTCATCGGGACCTCCGGGGCAGAAACGCGATCACGGCGGTCGCGAAGCCGATGCCGAGGGCGACGCCGAACAGGAACGCGCTCATGACGCCGGCTCCGGTGTGGTGTCAGCGGAGAGGGCGGCGCGAATCTCCGTCATCCGGTTCTCGACACGCTCGGCCAGCGCCTCGACGGCCCGCAGCTTCGCGGCGAGGTCGTCACGCTCGGCGCTCAGGACGTCGAATGCCGCGCGCTTGCCCAGCGCCTCCCGCTTCCACTCGTCGCGTTCGAGCGCGATCCGCTCGCACGTCTCGACGATCGCCTGGTTGCCGTCACGCAGGGCGTCACGCTCGGCCTTGTACCGGTCCGACTGCTCGCAGATCGACCGCCGCGACTCGATGTTTGCTTTCTCGTTCGCGGCCCGGTCGGCGATCAGACGCCGGTTCTCGGCTTCGGCTTTGCGTGCGCGTTCCAGCAACTCGCGGACGGCGACAGATAGATCGTCCGTCACCCGAGCGCGCTGGGTCAGAGTGGTTCGGTTCCTCGGCTCGCACATGACCGCGGCTATGCGCCGGTCCTCGCTCGCCTCGAAGGCTGCTTGCAGCAGTAGCGCCTCGATCTGTTCGTCCCCGAACCCGCTCATGCCGTCACGCTGCGCAGGTAGGAGCCGTCGCTGTCGCGGGGTTCGGCGAGGCCGGCGTCGAACCCGGCCGCGAACGCCGCCTCGCGCTCGAAGTCCCGGCGCCGTTCGGCCTCCTCGGGCGGGGTGGCGAGCAGGCGGCGCACGGCGGTGGCGCAGTCGGGGCAGGCGACGGAGTTGACGATGGGCGCGCCGGACACGGTGATGACGGCCCAGTCGGTGGGCGGCGGCGCGCTGGTGGTGGCGGCGCAGCGGCGGCAGGTGACGATGGCGGCGGTCATGACCACGGCTCCCACGTCTCGGCGCGACCCGCCACCTGGTGAACGAAGATCAGCGTGAAGAACCGGTCGCCGCCAACGGTCTCGCCGTTCTCGTCCTGCTGCAGGTGTATGACCACGTCGTCGCGCTTGCCGATCTCGACGGTGATGAAGTCGGCGTCCTCGTGCAAGACGCGGCCGACCTTGAGATGTTTCATGGGTACTGACGACATCAGCTGGCCTTTCGCTTGATTCGGGTGACGGTGGCGCCGCCCAATAGCTCCGCAACAATCCGTGGGTCCTGCACGAGGTCGGCGAGCTGGCCGGCTTTCTCGCGCAGCACGGCGCGGACGCGGGTGTCGATGGTGTTGGCCGCGACGATGTCGATGACCTCGGTGCCGCGGGTCTGCGTGGGGTCGCCTTCGGCGCGGTCCTCGGCCTGCAGCGATTCGACGAGCGACCAGGGCCGCTGCAGGAACACGAGCGTCCCGGCCGCCGAAAGCGTGATGCCGGTGCCGCCGGCGCCGGTGGTGGCGCAGATCAGGTTCAGGCCGCCGCGCTGGAACTCGCGGATGGTGGCGGTGCGCTCGGCCATCGACTGCCCGCCGATGACGAACCCGGCCCGGTAGCCGGACTTGCGCGCCTGCTCGGCGGCCAGGCGCATCAGCTGCGCGGACGGCGCGAACGCGACGACCTTCTCCCCGGGCCGCTCGTCGAGGATCTCCAGCAGCGCGTCCGCCTTCCAGGAAGGCGCTTTGAGGTTCAGGTGGACGTGACGTTTCGGCTCGCCGGTCTCCTTGTCGGTGTCGGGGCCGTAGGTGATCTCGACGTCGGCGGCCGCGCTGGCCAGAGCGGACAGGAAGCCGAACTTGCTCAGCACGTCCATGACGGACAGCTCGCCGCCGTCCTCGGGCAGCTCGGCGAGCATGTCGGCCTCGAACTCGTCGTAGGCGCGGCGGTGCTCGCTCGGCAGCTCGACGGTGCGGACGCTGTAGACCTTCGGCGGCAGCTGGTCGAGCACGTCGGCGCGGGCGACGCGGCGGTGCTGGCCGAGCACGGCGAGGCGGAACTCGCCCTCGGTGGCCGGCGACAGGCCGAGGATGGCGTCCTCGCCGTAGTCGGCGGGGGCGGTGAGGCAGTAGCGGCGCACCCAGCGCTCGCGCGCCGGCCACGCGCCGGGCGTCAGGCTCATCAGTGTCGGCCACAGGTCGGCGGGATGGTGGGTGATGGGGGTGCCGGACAGCGCGACGAACGCAGCGGCGTTGCGGGCCAGGCGCTGCACTGCGAGGGTGCGGGCGGCGCTCGGGGACTTGCAGTAGTGCAGCTCGTCGACGACGACGGCGCGCGGCGACAGCGCGACGAGAGGCGAGCGGCGGGGGTTGGTGTCGGGGGCGTCGGCGCGGGCGGTGTCGTAGCTGGTGACGTACACGTCGGCGGTGCCGGCGAGCTGCTTGCGGCGCGGGCCGCGCCAGGGCACGGCCGTCCAGTACGGCGCCCAGGCGCGGAAGTGCTCCACCCACGGGTCGACGACGCTGGCGGGGCAGATGACGAGGATCGGGGTGACGTCGCCGCGCAGCGCCAGCTCGCCGAGCCCGAGGATCGTCGTCGGGGTCTTGCCGGTCCGTGGTTCGTCGAAGATCAGGGCGCGGCCGGTGGCGGCGATCAGCAGCGCCCCGGCCACCTGGTAGGGCCGCGGGGTGAGGCCGTCCGGCACGGGCACGCTCAGCGCGTCGCCGGGGGCGCTGGTGCGCAGGTCGGCCTGCTCGACGATCCAGCGCTGCAGCCGCTCCCCCGGTCGCCACGCCGGCCCGAGCGTCGCCGCGAGCTGCACCACCGCCGGCCAGGTGAGCGGGCAGACGAGGGCGCCTTTCGGTTCGGACGGCTTGTAGGCGGGCGTGGTGGTGCGCAGCAGCTTCGCGGCGTGCGCGACGTCCTCCACCGGGCCGGCGGCGAGCAGCGCGATCCGGCCGCCGTCGGCGGTGATGTCGGCGTGGACGGTGGCGGTCACGGCAGCGTGATCCGGGGGTGTCCGGTGACCTTGCAGGCGTGGTCGAGGCCGGCCTGCGTCGCCTGGCGCTTGGAGGCGTACCGGCGGCCGAGTTCGCCGAAGCGGCCGCAGTCGCACAGCGTGACGTACCGCGGGCCGAGCGCGGTGACGCTGATCGGGTGCCCGGCGTCGACGGCGGCGCGGATCAGCTCGGCGTAGGCCGAGGGCGGTATCTCGTAGGTGCCCGGGAACCGGTAGGGGGCGGTCACAGCTGCGCCGCCGCGTAGGGGTCGGTCGCGGTCGGGTCGTTCTCGGCCAGCCAGGCGCGGTACTCGGCGCGCTCGTCCTTGCCGGCGGTGACGCGGCGCCGGTCGGTGATGTCGACGCCCAGGCGCGCCGGACGGCCGTAGGACTTGACGACCTCGGCGAACAGCGCCTGGACGCACTCGACGTGACCGAGGCTGCTGCAGTGGTCCTTGGTGCGGTGGCACTGGCCGTTGTGACCGGGGCGCTCGGGGCACAGTTCGCGGTAGCCGTAGTTGTTGTAGCAGGCGCAGTTGCCGTTCATGTGCCGGGTGTCGTCGCGCCGGCACGTCGCGTTGCTGGACCGCTGCAGCCGCGGCGAGGCGGGATCGGTGCGGCAGTCGCAGCGCGCGGCGCGGAAGGTGTAGACCGCCGGCTTGCCCCTGAACGTGCGGGTGCGGTGGACGCCGCGGATGATCCAGCCGTCGTCGGTCGAGATCAGCGTGACGGTGCCGCTCGGGCATTCGGCGGTCTGCACGACCAGGCCGAGCGGTTCGGCCGGCGCGGCGGGGACGGATTCGGCGGCGATGGTCACGGGTGGCGCTCCTTGCAGCTAGTGGGGCGGGCACCCGGCGCCGTTTGCGCGACGCCGGGTGCCCGGTCGGGTCAGGACTGCTGCGCGCCGGTGAGCCTGGCGAGCAGGGCCTGCTGCTCCGGGCTCAGGTCGGCGGGCGGGACGGGCTGCGCCGGCGCGGCGGCCGCGGGCTGCGGCTGGGCCAGTCCGGCCGCGTACGGCATCACCGGGGGCGTCGTCGGCTGTTGCGTCGGCTGGGCCTCCGGGGGCGCCTGCGGCGCGGGCGAGCTCGTCTCGCCGGTCTGCGGCCGGGTGTAGACGACGTGGAACACGTTGGCCGGGTTGAGGCCGGGGCCGGACGGCCGGGTGCCGGTGAGCGTGATCGCCAGGATCGCGCCTGCCTCCGGCGGCCCGGCCGGCGCGCCGGCCTCGGCCATCGCCCGCACCAGCTCGTCACGGGCCTGGCCCTTGACGTACCACTGCGCCAGGCCGTCGGGGAACTCCGGGCTGGGCTGCAGCTGCAGCGGCACCTTCATGACGAACTTGGGCCGGCCGTCGCGGAAGAACTGTGGCTTGCCCTGGATGTCGGTCTGCTGGCTGATGTCGCCGCTGGTGATGGGCCGGGTGACGATGCCGATGTACTGGGTGCCGGCGGGCTTGCCCTGGAAGCTCAGCGACTTGCCGCCGCCCGTGGAGGGCTGGTTGTAGAAGTCGTCGATGCTGCCCTGGGCGAGCGGGACGGCCGGCGCTGCCGGTGTCGCGGGCGGGTAGCCGGGTGCGAACTGCTGCGGCTGGGCGTAGGGCTGGGGCGCGGCCGGGAACTGCTGCGGGTACTGGGCCGGGTACTGCTGCGGCCATGCTGGTGCGGTCATGCGGATGCTCCTTTCGAGAGCGATTGGTGGTTGGCGGTTCCGGGGCATCCGGGCCCGCCGTCTTTCGCGGATTGCGGCCTATAGAACGGGCAGAAATAGCATTCGGAGTTGTCAGGTGTGATGGGTATTTGCGTTATCGACATTCGGCCGCTGTGCACTTCGATTGCCAGTTGCTGGCGGATGCGGGTCTGTGTGAAAACCTCCTCGATCAGTTGGTCGTCGGCGCCGGTGTGCTCGCGGTCCCACACGTAGAGCCCGTCGAGCGAGCTGGCGGTGCGTGGCCACGCGATCAGCGCGACCCGCCGCACCGGGAGTCCCAGGCGGCGGAAGCCTTCGGCGTAGAGCAGGAGTTGCACGACGTACTTGCGGGCCGGGCCGTCCGCCGAGCGGACCTGGGCGAGGGTGGTCTCGCCGAGCACCTTGTGGTCGTCGACGGCCTGCTCGGCGGCGTCGTACAGGTCGCCGGTGCCGGGGTGGATCAGGCCGGCGTCCGGGTGGGTCTGCACGCGCTGCTCGGTGACCCAGCGGATGACGCCGCGGCGGGCGTTGTCGGCGTCGAACGCGTCGGCCAGCCAGGCGTGCACCGCGGTGCCGACGATCGAGGGCCACGGGTCGCTGACGTGGTTCGTCTTGGGCAGGCCGGCCATCTTGCCGACCACCTGCCGGTCGCAGGCCACGCCCACCTCGGAGGGGCCGAGCTGCAGCTGCAGGCTGCGGGGGGAGCGTTCGGCGTGCTCGATGACGACGCGGCGCAGCTCGGCGGCGTAGCGCGAGCTCCACGGGCTGTTCCCGTTGAGCGGGGCGGGCGCTGCGGCCATGAACGCTTCGGGCGTGGTGAGCGTCATCACCGGACCCAGTTCTCGGCGCGCCGCTCGCGGTGGTACGCGGCGCAGGCGGCCTTGCACGGCGGGCACGCATCCTCACCGCGCCGCCGGTGCGTCCAGTAGCCGTTGTGCGTGCCGTGCTCGTGCGTGAGCAGCACGCCGCCCCACACGCCTTGCCCGCCGATCGCTACGGCTTCATCGAGGCAAGCGGTGCGCACCGGACAGCGGTTGCACCATGTGGCGATAGCGAAGTCCGCGCGCTGCCGCTCGGCGGGTGTCGCCTTGGCGCCCCGGCACGGATCGAACATCGACGACATAGCGGTGCCGGCGCAGGCGGCCTGCTCGCGCCAGGTCATAACGACGCCTCGATCGCCAGTAGCCGACCGGATACCTGGCCGCGGTCGTAAGACTCCTTGATCACCGGCACGACGTGCTCGGCGACCGTGCGGCCGTCCGGCATGACGATGTTCGCCATGAACTCGGTCTCGAACGTGGTGATGCCGGACTGGACGACTTCGAGCTTGGCCTTGATCACCAGGGCGAGAGCGCGCCAGCGGCGGCGGATCTCGGCTTCGAGGGCGGTGCGCTGCCCGCGCTCGTCGCGGAAGCGGCCGCCGGGCGTTTTCGCGTACGCCTTCGGGTCGTCCGGCAGCGTGAGCAGGAACCGCACGCGGCGCGCGTCGGCGAAGAACTCGACCATGGCGCGGTTGCCCTGCCAGCCGGACACGAACCCGTCCGCGCCGTACTTGCGGATCACAGCGGCGATCTCTTGCTGGGAGCGTTCCGGTGTGACCTCGGTGCCTTCGGCGTAGGCCATCAGGGGCACTCCCCGCGCTCGTGGCCGGCGTCGCGGCAGGTGCCGTCGTGCAGGCAGATCGCGGTGCTGCCGGCCCGCAGCAGGTCGGTGTCGCGGTACAGGTGCATCGCGCTGTAACGGGCGCGGGTGACGGCGCGGTCCATGTCGGTGGCGATGAGGTCGAGGACCAGGTCGCCGTCCAGGCGCGGGTGGCGCAGCGTGACCCGGTAGGTCTTGACGGTCGCGGTCGGCGCGGTCATGAGAGGACGCCGGGACGGCCGGGGATCTTCTCGGGGCGTGCCGCTTCGATCAGCACGGTCGTGTTCGCCGCGGTGAGCGCGAGCGTCGCGTGTACCTGGGCGCGGGCGAGGAAGAACGCCGCCTCGCCGTTCTCGATCGACCGGTTGTTCGCCCGGTCGATGTCGCGTTCGGCTTCGAGGTAGTGCTCCGGGCCGGTCATCGCGCGGTCCGCAGGTCGACGTGGTGCTCGGCGCAGCGCAGCAGCGTGATGCCCTGGCGCTGCACGACCCCGGCGGCCGGCTTGCCGCAACCGAGAGACGCGCACACGCCGCGGTCGCCGTGGCGCTCGACGAGGTGCTTGACCGCGTCGGCGTGGGCGTCGGCGGCCTTCGAGTGGTGCCCGCCGCGCCAGTACGCGCCGATGTTGCCGGCGGCGGTGCGGGCGGCGCAGGTGTCCTTGTCGGCGCACTTGGCGCGCCAGTAGCCCTGTTCGTGGCTCACGGTGACGACGCGCGTCGCCGGGCGCTGTACCTGGACGCCGGTCACTGGACGGCCCGCAGCTGCCACGCCGTGGACTTCTTGGCGAACCGGACGTACGTCTCGGGCGACTCGGCCTTGAGCTTCTTCGCGTCGATGCGCCAGGACTCGACGGCGAACAGCCGCAGCGGCCGGGCCAGCTCGGGGTGCTCGACGCGGATGTCGTGCGCGCCGGGGGCGGCGTTGACGAGTTCGGCCTTGATGGCGGCGCTGATCGCCTCGAAGGCCTCGGCGGCCTTGTCGCGCTCGGCCTTGGCCAGGTCGTACTGGGCGAGCAGCTGGGCCAGGCGGGTGTCGTCCTCGGGCAGGACGACCTGGGCGGCGGAGTGGGTTTCGGGCTCGATGGGGACGGTGGTCATGGCGGTGCTCCTTGTCAGTTGTCAGTGGTGGGTGTGCTTGCGCAGTTCGCGGCGGGCTTGCAGGTCGTCGAGCGCGGTCCAGCGGGTGTTGGCGAGCGCGAGGGCGTCGCGGATGTGCGCCTCGAGGTCCGGGCGCAGCGGCGTGTCGGCGTCGGTGGCCGGCCAGTAGTCGACCGGCTCGTCGAGTTCGGCGCGGGCGCGGCTGATCCGCTCCATGCCGTCGGCGAACAGGTAGACCAGGCCGATGGCGGCGAGCACGGGCAGCGCGGCGAACAGCACGACGCCGGGGCTGTTGATGCCGGTCACGGCCGAACCTCGCGGGCGAGACGCTTCGCCTTGGCGGAGACCGGGCGGATTAGTTTGCACGGGGTGGCCGGGTCGTAGTGCCGTTCTGTCCCGCGCACGTTTCCTCGCGCGTCCGTCGGGTCGAGCAGGCCCACGGTCGTTACACCTTCGTACGTCCAGGTACGCAGCGCCTTGAGCGTGAACGTGCGAGAGTCGCAAAACTCAGAGTCACTGCGCGCGCGGCCGACCTTGATCTGCCAACCGACGTGCTGCTCGGTGAGCTCGCCGACGATCATTCCTGCACCAGCTCGCCGGCGGCGCGGTCGATCTGCTCGTCGAGGGCCTCGATCTCCGCCTCGACCCAGCCGGGCCGGTCGATCCGCACCGCACCTTCGCAGTACGTGTCGATGTACGCCTGCGGCTCCGCATCGAGCATGCGGCGGCGTTCGATCAGGTCGGCGAGCTCGTCGAGCAGTTCGGTTCGCAGCCACACGGACGCCGGGGCGGTCACAGCCCGCCTCCGACGCGGGTGCCGGCGGGGACGTGCCAGTCGGCGTCGCGGTGCCAGCTGCCGTCGGCGCGGGCGTGGGACAGCGCGTTGTCGACCGCCGGGTAGGGGTGTTCGCGTTCGCTGATCGCCAGCTCGCACACCGCGCAGCCCTGCCCGGGGCAGTCGTGGCGGTTCACGCGAAGATCCGGATCTTGCGGATGTCGCCGTCGGGGAGCTCGACGAACCGGACGTGGGTGGTGAGCGTGCCGGCGATCGCGTGCCGGCCGGTGTAGCCGGGCTTGTCCTGGGCGCGCTGCCACGGCTTGTTGGCGACGACCGGCCAGCGCGGCCGGTAGTGCCGCGGCGCCTGTGTCAGACTGTTCATGTCGACCTCCTGCGGTCGGCTCACGAGGCCCTCGCCCCATCCGGCGGGGGCCTCTCGGTTACGCGGATTCGGTTGCGGTGGCGCCCCGGCCGGCGCTCCCCCTGCGAAGGCCGGCCGGGGTGCTGTCACCGCGGTGCGCCGGGAGGGGTGGCGCGTTGCGGGACGCGGTGGTCATGCCGCCTGCTTGCGGGCGAGGCGCTCGACGTCGACGCGGCGGAACACGAACGCGCCGGTGCGGCCGGGCAGCTTCGCCTTCGGGACGAGCCGGCCGGAGGCGACGTGGCGCTCGACGGTGCGGCGCGAGCAGCGGAGCAGTTCGGCGGCTTCACGGGTGCTGATGAGTTCCACAACGGGTAACTTGCCACACTGTTGCAACTTCCGCAAGTGGGCAGACCGCACGAGTTTGCAATTCACTGTGTCTGTCTCAACTTCCGCTTGACGCACGGCGCAACTTCGGCGCAAACTGGCCCGCATGAGCGTTCTGGCATCAGATGACGGCGTGCGCGTTCCTCCGTTGACGCGAGGGTGGCGCCTACGGATGGCCCTGGAGACAGCGGGCATCAGCCGCGAGCAGATGGCGGCCGTGCTCGGCGTCGACCCGTCCACGGTTTCCCGGTGGATGCACGACGCCGGCAAGCGCCAGCCGCGCTACCCCGACATGGTCACCTGGGCGCGGATGTGCAGGGTGCCGGTCGAGTGGCTCGCGCCCCGCGACGGAGACGATCTACCGGAGCAACCTACGGTTCCGAGGTCGCTGCGGGAATTATCGACATCACCGGACAGCCTGGGGCGCTCTGCCGGCCGTAGTTCGCTCCGCCTCGTACGGACGGTTGCGCTAAACGATCACCCAGCGGCACCCTAAGCCCTGCCTAACAAAGCGCCCCCGCCGCACCTTGGACCTGATCACTTGCACACGCTCACCGCATACCGCGCCGACATGCAGACCGCGAACTACTCCCCCCGCACCGTGAACGACCGCATCGACCTGCTCACCCGCCTCGAAGCCTGGCTCGGCTTCCCGCTGATCGAAGCGACCGCCGTGCAGCTCGCCGCCTGGCAGCGCCAGTTCCGGCACCTGCAACCCGCCACCGTCGACATCTACACACGCCACACGCAGGCGTTCTACCGGTGGGCCGCGAAACGGGGGCTCATCGAACGCGACCCGGCCGTCGACCTGATCCGCCCGAAGCTGCACCGCGGCCTGCCGCACCCCACGTCCCTCGACGACCTCCGCCTGATCTTCGCCGTCACCACCGGCCCGCTGCGCCTCCCCTATCTGCTCGCGACGTTCGCCGGACTGCGGTGCATGGAGATCTGCGCCCTCGACCGCTCCGACCTGGACTTGGACCGCGAACCCTGGATGCTGATCCACGGCAAGGGCGGCCGGGTCCGGCGCCTGCCCGTCCTGCCACCGATCCTGGAGGCGCTGCCGACCCGCTCAGGCCGCGTCGCGCGCACCTGGACGGGGCTGCCGTGGACACCGAAGCGGCTGTCCGTCGAGTCGCACCGGCACCTGCACGGCCTCGGCCTGTCGACGACGCTGCACTCGATGCGCCACACGTTCCTGACGCACGCCGCCCGGATGACCCGCGACCCGCTGTTCGTGCGGGACCTCGCCGGGCACGTCTCCGTGGCGACGACCGAGATCTACATGCAGTCCAGCCTCGAAGGCGCCCACGACCGGCTGGCGGCGTTCACGCGCCTCGCCGACGATGTCACCGGCACGCGGCGGCTTCGTGCGGTCACGTGATCTAGACGCGCGCTCCCGGTCGGCCTACGCTGCGCGCCCATGAAGGCAGCGATCCTGGTGGCCGTGGTCTCGGTGCTCACGCTCGCCGGGTGCTCGTCGTCAAGCCACGGCGCGACCGCCGGTCACAGTTCGGCGGCGACTGCCGTCGCGAGCTCTCCGAGCACGTTCTCGGTCAGCGGTGAGGTCACGCTGTACGGGTCGATCTCGACCGGCGTCGACGCGATGACCTCGGGCGCCCCGTGCATGGGCATCACGAATCCGTCGATGCCGAGCGAGGACTACGAGGACGTGGTCGAGGGGGCGCCGATCACCGTCACCGACGGCTCCGGCGCGACCGTGGGCGTCGGCCAGCTGGGTGCCGGCACGATGAGCACCGTCAACCCTCCGGATGCCCGTGTCTGCTCGTTCTCGTACTCGGTGGACGGCATCACCGCCGGCCGCGGCTTCTACCGGATGACGGTCGGCGACCATTCCACGCAGACGTACCCGGAGGCCGAGTTCAAGTCGCTGCCGTCGTTGGCGCTGCGCTCGGCCCTCTACTCGGGCTGACGCGACCCGGTCGTCGCGGTGATCGCCGCTCACGGCGGCGTCTAGCTTCCGGGCATGGCGAAAGCCGCCCCGCCACCAGAGGGGAGCCCGGGCGGGGATGCCGGGATCTGGGTGACGGGGCGGCCGTCTCGTGGAGCTGCGGGTTGCGCGGTGCGCGCTACGCGGCGGCCTGCGCCGGCGGGGCCGTGCGGGCCGGGAACTGGATCAGGTTGGATTCGAGCGGCGTGGCCTTCCAGATGCCCTTGTGGCCGGCGACGGCGACGATGAAGTCGGCGACGGTCAGCAGCAGCGCGTGCCGCCAGTCGAACCTGTCCCCGGTGTCCGCCCACTGCGTGAAGAACGCGTTCGCGAACGACAGTGCGAGGGTGAGCAGGCCGATGACGGTGACCGGCCAGTGCGCGCGGAACAGCAGCGCGGAGAACAGCGGGATGACGATCGAGACGATCAGCGAGATCACGGTGGCGGTGTCGAAGCTGAGCAGCATGGCGGTCAGCCCTTCGTGATCTGGGCGCGCAGCGCGGCGAGCTCGGCCAGGACCGGCCGCAGCTCCTGGCGCATGATGCCGTCGACGGTGCCGAGCACCGGCTTGGTCTGGCCGGGGTAGGTGAAGTCGAACTCGCCGCGCACGGCTTCGAGCACGACGGCGTGCATCTCGCCGCGGACGGCGGGGTCCTTGAGCAGTGCCACGAACTGGGCGGGTGTCATGTCGTCCTCCAGGACTTGGGGCCAGAGCTGCGCAACGATCTGCTGCGCGGCCGTCTCTTGCTGCTGGTAGCGGTCGGGGTACGCCGAGACCTGCACGGCCTGGGCGGCGCTGCCGGTGGGCAGCTCGGTCCAGCTGGTGGCGTGCGGGTAGCCGACCATCTGAAAGCGGTAGGGCGGCAGTGTCAGCAGACCGGGGTTGCCGCCGGCGCCGTGCAGGAACTTGAGCCCGGCGCGGTGGGGGTCCATGCAGTCGGCGGCGGTGCCCCATGAGGGGACCTGCTGCTGCAGCGGGCCTACCGAGGCGTGGTCGGTGCCGACCGCCTCGTGCGGGATCGCCATCGACGCGGGCACGTTCGGGTTCGCGTAGATGGTCAGGTTGGACTCGACGAGGCCGGTCTCGATGAGGATGACGGCGGCCTTCTGGCGGAGGTTGTCGGTCAGGTCGAGCTCGGCGGCCGCGGTGAGCAGCCCGAGTGCGACGGTCTGTTGCGAGGCGGTGAGGGTCATGCGGGACCTCCGACGTAGTCGTCGTTGAGCCAGTCCGGGAGCGGCACCATCGGCACCGTCTGACCGGCGAGCGCGTGGGTGCAGTCCGCCAGGAACTCCCAGCGGCCAGCGCGGACGAACGAGTGGCAGACGCGGCCGTTCTTCTCGTCGGCCCGGTCGCCGTACATCACCTTGATGCTGGGGCTGATCGTCGGTGCGGCCTCGTTGCCGTCCCACGTCCACGAGTTCGGCGCGTCCACGGTGACCGTGTGCGAGTCGTCGCAGCCCGGGCACCGCATCCACACGCACCGGCCCGGTGCGGTCCCATTGCTGCCGAGCTGCACGAACCGCACCCGCACGACCTGATCCGTCATCGGCAGTTCCTTCCGTTCGGCATGCGGCAGACCACGACGGTCCGGGTGACGGTGCGGACCGGGCCCGGCACGACGACCGTGCGGGCCGGCTGCGGGACAGGCACGACCCGCGTGCTCGTGCTGGTGCGCGGCCGCGGCGCCGGCAGCGTGCGGGTCGCGGTCGCCGTGGGCCGGTAGCGCCTCGCCACGGCGGGGTTGTACGGCGGGCAGTGGTACTGCGCCCGCTTCGCCTTCACCGCCGGGATCGTGTCCGGGTTCGGCGCGATGATCGCGCATGCCAGGTCGTGGATCTGCCCGTTCACGTAGTCGTTGCGGTCGACCTGCGAGACCCAGTACAGCGCCCCCAGCACGAGCATCCCGGCCACCACGCAGGCCAGCACGACCGACTCGACCCGGGAGCGGTGGTACTTGCCGGCCAGGTCCCGCACGTCCGCGTCGAGCGCCCGGATCAGCGCTTTCAGTTCCTCAGGCACGGCGGTCCTCCCGGCCATCGGCGGTACCTCCCGGTCTGTGCTCCTCGATGGGCAGCGTCTGCGCGAGCTGCGCGTACACGCCTTCGAGCCGGTCGATCACCGAGTCCAGGCGCGCGAGGATCACGCCCGTCGTCACGGCGTCCCTGCGTCGCGTCGCCGTCGGGTTCGTCTTCCGTCGCCACGGCACGGCGTCACTCACCCTCAGGCTGGGGACCGCGAGAACCACGTAGATGCACCTCGGTCTGTAGCAGCGGGGACACGGTCTCCAGGACGAGCGTGGAGCGCGTGAGGGCCGGGATGACCCGATCGGTGAGGGCGCTCTGCAGCGCCGCGGTGCGGGCCCGCTCCGCCTCGAGGTCGTCGGCGAGCCGCTTGTAGTCCCCCTCGGTGTGCAGCTTGCCGCCGAGCAGCAGCAGCACGACGATCACCGGGGTCAGCAAGGTGCCGATCAGGGAGAACGGGTCGAACCCGATTCCCGTGGTGGCGTCGGCCAGCAGCGACACGGCGGCAGGCGACGTGACGGCAACCGCGGACATCAGCACGGCGCGCCTCCCGTCAGGCGTTCTTCACGATGGGCAGCCACCGGCCGGAGGGCTGCAGCATGCGCACGGTGGTTCCGGGCGTGGTGTCGAAGTGGCCGCCGACGGTGCGCAGCACGGCGGCGGGGACGATCTCGCTGCTTCCCGTGGTCATCCGGCGGTCAGTTGGACGGCATAGATGACGCCATTCGACAGTTCCGCCCTGTCCGGATTGGTGACCTCGACGGGAACCACGTCGCCGGCATCCAGGTAGAACATGGGCGACGCGAGGCCATGGACCGCGAACCCGTCGGACCCTACGGGCGTGGTGATGCTCAGCTGACCGAGCGAGGTCGGCACGAGGATGCGCAGCGACGCAGACTCCCCTGTCGACAGGTCGATCTCCACGCTGGCGCTGACTTGAAACCAGCCCGGGCCGGTGATCCCGAGGACGTAGCCGCCGGTGGAGAACACGCGATCGAACGCCGACACGTCACCCGTGGACCCGGTGAGAGTCGCCGGGTCGATCAGGTAGTCGGTGACGGAGGTGACAGTCGGGTCGGAGTACAGCGCGCTGCCGATCGGTGCCGCGCCGCCGCCGGACGGGTCGGATGGGAGGACGATCCCTGTCGGGTCGGATGGGAGGACGATCCCTGTCGGCATGCGCTGCGGAACCGGCCGGGCGGCGCGGGTCTGCCCGTGCCCGGACAGCGAGGCGTGCGTGGTGAGCGCGGTCCCGAGCCGCCGCTGCCGATCCGGGGGTATGCGCCGCGGGAGTGTCACGTCGGGTCCTGCACGAGTTCCACCCACTGCTGCACCGACTCGCCGGAGCCGTCGACGGTGACCGCCATGACGCGCACCTTCACCGTGCCTCCCTGGTCGTCGGGGACGCTGACGGAGTCGCCGAGGTCGAAGTCGACGTAGGGCTGCGGGCCGTCGAGGATCGTGAGTTGCGTGGTGAAGGAGAACCGCTCGCCGGCGGTCTCCCCGAACTGCTTGTCGGCCACCTCGTCCGCGGTCGAGTCCTCACTGGTCGACCCGAGCGACAGCCCGATCTCCGACCGGCCGTAGCTCGAGATGCTCCCGGCGTCGACCCGCTCCACCCACCGGCCGTCACGCAGCTGCATGATCGCGGCGTTGCTCGACGGTTCGGTGCGTACCACGGTGTGCTGCATCAGCGACCCGTTGTCCTTGCCGAGCTGCAGCGTCACGCTGCCCGACAGGTCCGACCCCTTACGGATGTAGCCGTTGACCCGCAGCGGACCGGGCAGCACGTCGAGGTCCATGTGGGTCTCGGCGAACTGCTGCGCCACGTCCAGCATCGACGAGCCGACGTCGGCGGTCAGCTCGCCCACGTCGGTCCAGAACTGGCTGTCGGAATCGGTGACGGTGCCGAACCCGAGGTCGAGCAGCTGAGCGGCACGCACCTCGCGGGCGAGGGCCTCGTCGTGCAGCGCCCACAGCACGTCGGCGCGGTTCCACCCCGGCGTCGGGTCCGACACCACCCACCATGTGTCGGTGACGAGCAGCGGTGCGCCCTTGACGGGGTCGCCGCTGCTGTTGGTCTGCAACAGCGCAGCGATGAAGGAGACCGGGTTACCGGCAGAGTCGACCGAGGAGTTCTGCACCTTCGCCGCGAGGATGTGGTCGCCGGCGTCGAGTGCGACGGTGATCTGCGCGAGGTACTGCCACGACTGGGCTTGCTGCCGATCAGGGGTGAAGATCTCCTCGCCGTCGAGCCACAGCGTCATGTAATCGTCGCCGGTGGCGAGGATCTGCGCGGTGACACCCTTGGCGAGGTGGAACGGGCGCCGGAAATACTGCGCGGCGTTCGGTTCGGCGTGCGCGTAGGGGTCGACCTTCGCGATCCACCACGGGTTCGGCCCGGACAGCCCCTTGGGCTTGCCTTTCTTGAGCCCGGTGTCGTCGGAGTAGCGGAACCCGGCGGCGCGGGTCCAGTCACCGCTGGCGTAGTACCAGTGGCCCGTCTTCGACCCGACGCCGAACGTGCGCGTGGTGGAGCTGGTGCGCGAGCCGATGCCGTACTCGGGCAGCACCGCGATCTCACCGAGCCACGACAGCGCGCCCGGCAGCGACCAGGACCGCCACGCGCGACCTTCGACCGCCGTCTCCGTGGTGGACTCGTCGATCTGCACCGCGATACGCGGGTGCCCACGCAACCAGCACTTCACGATCGTCTTCGCCGTGACGAGGTCGGTGGCCGCGTCGTCGGCGGGAAGGTCGAACGACAGCGACCCCGGCGCGGACAGTTCGTGCTGGAGCTTCACGTTCCGGGCGAGCGTCAGGTGCGCGAGGTAGGTCTGCCCGTCGGTGTCGTACAGCACCAGCGCGGGCCGGTCGGCGGGCGTCCACCACGCGACCAGCCCGGTGTTGCCGGGCGTCGCGAGGGTCGCGGAGTCGCCGAGGACCGCGGTGGCCGTGATGTAGCGGGTGATCGGGCCGAGGGTGAGGGTGCCGTCGATCGCCCCGAGGTCGGCGGTGAGCAGCATCGGCCGCGAACCGGCGGCGCCCATCCCGGCGAGCGCGGACATCGGCACCGCGCCGCTGCCGGGCGCCGCGGTCGCGGCGATCGTCTGGCCCACCTGCGCGGACATCGCGACGTCGGGCGTCTCGGTGACCGACGGGCCGACCGTCATCCCTGCCTGCGCGGAGCTGCGGACGATCGCGTCCGTCGTGCCCTGCACATGCATTCCGGCCTGCGCGGACATCGCCGCGGCACCGGTGTCGACCGGCGTGGCGGTCCCGGCGACGGCCTGCGATGACTGGGCGGACATCGCGTCCGCGTGGGACTGGGTGTCCTTCCCGGCGACGGTGAGGGACGCCCGCGCCGACATCGCCGCCGTACCGGTGTCGGTCGGGGTGCCGCCGGTGTAGCTGACGGTGGCGAACCAGTAGTGACTGGAGGCTGGCGCGTTCGGGGCGTCGCTGCCGGCGTTGGCGGTCGCCGACGAGAAGTTCCGCCCCCAGACCTCGACCGACGAGCCGGACGTGCCCGCCAGTTCGTGCCCGGTTGCCTCCAGCGTCCACGCGGCCGGGAATGCGAAGCCCGGGTTGGCAGACCCGGAGTTACTGCCCGCGTCACCCCCGGCGGCCAGGACGGTCCCCGGACCCGCAGTGTTGACCGTCGGCCACGCCAGCCCCGACAGCCCGTTACTGGCCTCGAAGCTGACCGTGTCGAACGTCGCGGTGTCCAGCTCCACCGCGACCACCGTCATGCGCGGGTCCGAGCTGTTGCTGACCGTGATACTGGTCGGTTCGGACGCGCCGGCGGTCTTGTCGAAGATCTCCCCCATGCCACCGGCCGGGGTGGTCTGGCTACCCCTGCTGGTGTAGCCGCTGATCGTGGAGGCGCCCGTGGTGGACAGTGAGGTGAAGACGACGATCTTGTGCCCGGCGGCGGGCGCGGCTGCGAAAGTGACCGTCGCCGAGGTCGCGCGGATCTGCGCGACGCTACTGACCTGGACGACCGCCACGGGTCAGCTCAGCCCGCGTCAGTGGCCGGTGACGGCGACCGACAGCGACCCCGAACCGATCGTGCAGGTGTCGCCCGAGTTCACGGTCTTCGTGTCGCCGGTGATCGCGCCGTAGGACAGCCGCAACGGCGTGCCCGAGGAGTCCCACAGCTCGTTGCCGGCCCACGACTGCGCCGGCGCGTTCGTCACCGTCACCGCCGCGTTCGTCGCCCGCGAACCGCCCGACGCCGTCGCCCAACCGGTCCCGGTCGACACGCCGCCCGCCGTGTACCCGCCCGACGTCGTCCACTCCGTGGAGGCGCCCGAGTCGGTGGTCGTCATCGCCGAGTCGAACCGACACATGACCGGCGCCGTCACCGTCACCGTCCCGATGGTCGCCGTCCCCGACGTCGGCGTCATCGCCGTCACGATCGCGTTCTCCAGCGCCGAGTCGAAACCCGTCGTGTTCATCTGCGCCTTGCCGAAGTCCCGCATCTTCAGCTTCGCCGCGAACTCGCGCAGCTCCGCACCGTGGCGGCCCTTCTCCGCCTCGTCGATCACCTTCGCGGTGAGCAGCGGGTGCTGGCTGTGCACACCCGCCAGCACGTCCAGCTTCACGGCGTGCGGCATGCAGTCGTGGTGCCACGTCTCGCCGGTGAACAGGTGGATCTTCGGGTGGTCGTCGTGCTGCCCGCAGTGATCGCAGGTCGAGTTCACGAGAGTGAGCGGCATGGGGTTACTCCTCAGGATGCGAGCGGGACGGAGACGACGAGGGTGTGCGCGGCGAACTTCACCGGGTCGCCGGTGGACACCGAGGCGTCGCCGGCGATCAGGCCGGACAGTGCGAACGTGCCGCCGGACGACGCCGACCACAGCGACCAGTGCGTGTACGTCTCGGTAGCAGGGGCCGACGCCGACTGGTCGACCTCGACGCTGTTGTCAATCTGCCCGGAGGCGAGCCGCTCCAGCAATCCGGTCAGCTCCACGCGGGTGTTGTTGACCGCGACGTTGGACGTGCCGGCCGCGCCGGGCGGGCCGACGTGCAGCTGCAGCCAGACCTCGCTCAGCGCACCGGCGACGCCGAGACATATCGCGGCCAGCGCGATGTCCGCAGCATCCGGACTCCAGCCTTCGGCCATATCGCGCCCTTTCTGTCTTTACAGTTTGCGATGCCCGGCGTAGCGTTCCGCACACAGCACAAGCGCATTCGTTGGTGCTGCGTAACGACAGAAAGCCGCCGGGCGTGGGAACATCGTCGAGTGCCAGAAACACCGGTCAGCAACTTCCGGCTCCCACCGGAACTGAAAGCCGCGGTCCAGGCGGTAGCGGCCGACCGCGGCGAGACGCTGACCGACGCGGTGATCGAGGGACTCACCCTCTACCTGCGCAAGCACTCCCCGACGCGCTCGCGTTCGCCGCGTGGGCACAGTGGCGCTTGAACGGCCACGACGTGCCCGACGCGCTGCTACGAGTTCACCGCAGTCACATCGACCCCGCCATCCGCGAACTCGCCGGGCAGGCCCACGATGAGGTGCTGCGCTCGCGGCTGCTGTGGGACGCCTACATGCTCGACTTCACGACTAGGGACCGGGAAAGCCGGTGAACACCCTGCACGCCAGCGCCGCGCTATGCCTCGCCGCGCTCGCGATCTACGGCACCGTCCGCGCATCCTGGGCACTCGGCGCCAGATGGTGGAGCAGGCGCTAGGGCCAGCACAGCACCCCGTCGCTGTTGCGCCGCCACGCACCGTCGAGGTTGATGAACTGCAACTCGGTGCGGCCCATGAACGGATTCCACAACTGCAGCGACGTGCCCAGGACAAACCGGCCCGCCGCCGTGTAATCGATCGTCGAGGCGTCGTCCGGGGCCGCCAGCCTCCGCGTCAACGTCACCAGACCGTTCGTGCCCACCACACCGTCGCCGAGCGCCGCGAGCCGCGCGTACAGCTGGCCCTGCGTCTCCGCCTCGACGTCGACGGTGACGCTGAACGGATACGCGTCGAACGGCAGGTTCGGGTTGCCCAGCTGCCCGCGCCGGCCGGGCACCGTGTCGTCCTGCCCGCGGCGGTTGCCGGAGGCGAACAGGTTCATGTCGCCCACCACGCGCAGCCCGTCGAAATCGGTCCGCAGGTCCTTGCCGTCGATCAGCAGCGTGTTCGTCGGGCTCGTCATCGCAGCCGGTCCGAGATCTGCCGCAGCCGCTGCGGGAGCGCCTCGCTGGTGCGCTCCGGCATCGGATAGTTGATGTTCAGGTTGTCGATGCGCACCTGCTGCCCGAAACCGGCGCCGGATACCGGCATCCGGCCGTACGGCGCCGCCGGCTGGTTCGCGATACCGGACGGGGCCACGCCGCGCGGGAACAGCCGCACGCTGCTGCCGTCCTTGTAGCCGACCTCGGTGCCGCCCTCGCCGGCGAGGAACCAGCCGTCCGCGAGGTAGCCACCCGCGGCGTGCGGCACACGCGGCGGCGTGCGGTTCCCGGCCGTCGTCGGCGGGCCGGCCAGGTCCAGGCCGTGCCGCTCGCCGTCGCTCGGGATCTTGTCACCGCGGACCTTCACCTGCACGTCCACGTCCCACGGCTGACCGGTCAGCTTCGCCAGCAGCTCCCCGATGTGGTTGAGCACCGTGACGATCTCGCTGGTGCCCTCCTGCTCGATGAGCGTCTTGACGTCCTTCGGCATCCCGAAGTACTCACCCGCGAGCTTGTGGGCCTGCCCGGCCGTGATGTCGAGCTTGCCGGCCTCGTCGACCAGCTGCCCGGACGTCATCGTCTGGTACACCTTGTAGGCGTCGTCCGCGGCCTGCTTGGCGCCCTTGGTCGCCAGCTCGTGCTGGTACACCGCGCCGGCGGCCTTCATCGCCGCGTCCTGGATCGACTGCAGCTGCTGCACCAGCGCCGGGGCGCCCTTCTTCGTGTAGTCGATCGTCCCGGTGTTGAGGTTGATCGCGGCTTTCTCGGTGTCGGCCAGCGCCAGGCCCGCCTGCTGCGCCGCGGCGTACTGGGCGTCGGCCAGGCGCTTCTCGGCGTCGGCGACGTCCTGCGCGGTAGAGGCGGCGTCCTTGCGGACCTTCGTCAGGTTCGCCTGGGCGTCGGCGATGTCGTTCTGCGCCTGCTGCTGGTCGTGCGCCGACTGGCGGACCTGCTGCGCCTGCTGCTGGAAGGAGTCGACGAGGTCCTGGTTCGCGGCGAACGCGCCGGCCATCGCCGCCGTGTAGGACAGCGCGTCGCCGTTGGCGGCCTTGAGGGTGGCGCCGATCAGCGCCGCGCGGTCCGAGGCTGTGCCGGCCGACTTGGAGAAGCTGGCGAGGGCGTCGAGGAACCCGGAGCCGGCCGTGGTGGCGGTGTTGTAGGCGTCCGCGACGGTGCGCACCGCCTTGTTCACCTCGGCGCTGGAGCCGATCACGTCACCGTTCTTCGTGACCGTGAAGCCCAGCATCTGCGCGTACTGCTGGGCGGTCTGCGAGGCCAGGTGCGTCGAGTTGGACACCTGCTGGATCGGGACGGCTGCGGTGCCGAACGCGGCGAGCTCCTTGAGCTCCTTGCGCTGCGCCTCGGTGAGGGCGCTGTACTGCTTGTTGAGGTCGTCGAGCAGCATGCGGGCGTTGCTCAGCGCACTCTCGGACTTGGCCAGCTTGTCCGGGTCGAACAGCGTCACCGGGCCGCCGCCGAGTGGCCCGCCGCCCACGGACGGCCCGCCGTAACGCAGGTTGTTCTGCTGCCGCACGATCGCGCCTTGCACGTCGATCACCGACTGCAGGTGGGTGCGCAGCGCGGCCAGCGCCGGCGCGCCGCCTTGGATCGCGTCGACGAACTGCTGCCCGGCGAACTTCGTCCCGCCGAGGGCCTTGTTGAGGGCCTCCAGCTTGCCGGGGACGCCGTTGTCCGACAGTTGCTTGACGATGGTGTCGACGATCGTGGACCGGTCACCGAGGCCGCTGCCGGACAGCGCGTCCGTGTACGCCTTCGCCGCGTCGGTGGCCTCCTTCGACGCGGTGGTCGAGCGGTGGAACATCGACACCACGGTCAGCACGCCGACCGCGGCCAGGGCGAGGGGCCCGGCCAGCGACGCCCAGCCGATCTCGGCGCTCGCGCCCGCGGTGTCGACGGCGGTGGCAGCTGCGTCCGCGGCGGCGGCGGTCTCGGCCGCGTACACCTCGGCCTCCGCGGCCGCGGTCTGCTGCGCCACCATCGCCGCCTCCATGGCGGCGATCTGCCGATCGGAGGCCGTCTCGAAGGCCTGCGCGACGGCCAGCTGCGCCTCGGCCTGCGTGGCGGCCGCCCGCTCGGCGGAGGCGGCGATCGCGGCGAACTGTGCCTCGATCTGCGCGGCCTCGATCTGCATGGCCTCGGCGCTGGCGCCCATGTCGCGCTGCATCAGCCCGAGCGAGACGGCGACGTCGCCGGCGGCGTTGCGGGCGCGGGCGGTCAGCCCGGCGAACAGGTCCAGCACGCCCAGCACCGCGAACCGCGCCACCTGGTAGCCCTTGAACGCCACCCACATCGCCAGCACCGCGCCGGTGACGCCTTTGAGGTACGGCAGCACCGGGGCCAGCACCCGGCCGAGGTCCTCCAGCACGCCGAGGACCGGGCCGGCGCCCTCGTAGACGTAGTGCCAGGCGACCGCGAACGGGTGCAGCGCCTCGCCGGCGAGGTGCGCGCCGGCGGGGATCGCGTCGGCCATGGCGCCGGCGATCGCGGTCAGCACCGGCAGCGCGCTGGTCGCGATCTTGATGCCGGTGGCCTGCGCCTCGGCGCCGAGCCGGTCGATCTCGAACCCAGCCGACTTCGTGGTCTCGGTCCACTTGTCCGCGAACGTCTGCCCGCCGACCTGCAGCTCGTGCAGCTTGGTCTGCAGCCGGCCGTACTGGTCCACCAGGATCGAGACGCCGATGCCGGCTTTCTTGCCGAACAGGTCCAGCAGCACCTTGCCGACCTTGTCGCCGGTGATGCCGGCGGCGTCCAGGCGGTTCTTGAGGTCCGTGACCGCGGTGTTGAGGCCGCCGCGCTGCATGTCCTTGGCGAGGGTGTCGGCGGTCATGCCGAGCTCCTCGAGCACCTGCTTGGCGGCCGGCCCGACCGACGGCTTGGCGAAGGCCATGACGGCCTGGCGGAGCTGGCTGGCGGCGTCCTTGCCGCGGATGTTCAGGTCGCCGAACACGGCCAGCGCCGCGCCGATGTCCCGGATCGAGAGGCCGTACGTCTTGCCGACGGACAGGATGCCGTTGGACAGTGCCTCGTTCAGGTCGGACATCTTCATGTCGCCGGTGCCGACCGTGGCGAGCAGCACGCCCATCGCCTGGTCGAGGTTCTCGACGCCCTTGATGCCGGAGGCGACGGCCGACGTCATGGAGTTGGTGGTCTCCTCGACGTCGGCCAGGCCGATCTTCGCGCCTTCCGCGGCGGTGCGGACCACGTCGAGGGCGCGGGCGCCGTGGATGCCGTTCTGCTCGATGTGGTACAGCGAGATAGCGAGATCGTCCGGCGCGGTGCCGACCTGGCCGGCGAGCCCGAGGACGGCGCTGCTCATGTCCTTCACCTCGCCGGCGGACTGGCCGGTGAGGGTCTGGATCTGCAGCATCTGCCGCTGGTAGGCCGAAGCCTCCTTGCCGATGTCGATCGCGGCCCTGACCGCCTCGAACCCGGCCACGAAGATCCCGAGCTCGCCCGCGGTGCGCACCAGGCCGCCCATCGCGGTGCGCCACTTGCTGGTGGCGGTCATCGCCGCCAGCTGCGCACTCGCCGCCCGGTCCGAGGCGCTGATCACGCCCGCCTGCGCCGCGGCGAGCCGGGCGGTGGTGGCCGTCCCCGACGTCTGCACCTGGTTGAGGCGGTCCTGCGCGGCGACCAGCCGCAACGCGGCGGTCTGCTCCTTGGTGGTGGCGTCCGCCAGCGGCCCCATGACGGCCGCGACCCGCGCCGTGGCCTCCGCGTGCCGGGTAGCCGCGGCCGCGGCCTTCTCGCCCGCTCCGGCGGCCGCCGCGGACGCCTTCGCGGCTTTGTCGATGCCGCCGGCGGCGGCGGTCGCGGCCGCGGCGGTGTCCAGGAACGCGCGGTCCAGCGTGGACACGCCCGCGGCGGCCTTCGCGGCCTCGCCGGCGCCGGCACGCATCTGCCCGATCACCTTGGCGTAGGTGCGCTGGAACTCGACGTCCTCCAGGACGACACGGCCGACGAGGGCACCGAGGTCGAGACTCACGATCGCCTTCCCTTCGCGGCCCGCTTGGCCGCGGCGTCAGCCGCCGGGCCGAAGACGTGTTCCTGGATCCGGGTGCCGAAAACCGGCCGCCCGTTGGGCGCGTACGCCACGGGCGGCCGGTCGGTGAGGCCGACGATCCGGGCCGACAGCCAGCGCCACGACCGGCCGGTCATGAGCTGGTCGTCGCCGACGTCGACGCCCGCGTCGTGCAGGTCGCGCTCGAGCAGGTCCCAGCGCGCCAGCAACGCCGGCCAGGTCAGGCCGTCGCTGCTTCCCGGCCTGTGCCGGAAGTCCCGGATGATCGGGTAGAGGTTCGGCTTCGGGTCCGGGCCGGGGTGCCCGTAGACGCCCGGCTCGATCTCGACCCAGCCGTTTTCTGCTGGGCACGTCTCTCGGCCCGGTTGACCGGGCCCTGCGCTTCCGGGCGGCCGGCCGCGATCTGCGCGCCGATGTCGCGGTTGGCGCCCCAGTGCTGCAGCAGCAGCTTGAACACCTTCTGCACGCTGCTCCACGGCACCCCGTCGGTGAGCATCTCCTCGAGCGTGGCGCCCATGACCCGCTGGTACAGGTCGCGTTCCTCGTCGTCGTCCAGGACGAGCTTGCCGACCTCGGCCTGGGACACGACCTGCCCGCCGGCGAGGTTGGCGCGGATCCCGAACTCGACGAGGTGCTGCAGCCAGAGGCCGACCTTCGCCGACGGCGAGGCGAACCGGTACGCCTTGCCGTCGGCGAACTTCTCGCTGCGGATGCCCTCGAGGACGACGGTGCCGTCCTCGAGGTAGTCCGACAGGTCGTAGGTCGCCATGCTCAGGCGAAGGTGACGTTCGGGCCGGTGGTGGACGCGCCGGAGGCGTTGGTCACCACGATCGCGCCGGAGCCGGCGGTGTGCGCCGGGGTGACGGCGACGATCAGGCCGTCGTCGACGACCGTGAACGACGTCGCGGCGGTGCCGGCGAACGTGACGCCGGTGGTGCCGGTGAAGTCGTGGCCGTTGATGGTGACCAGGTCACCGCCGGCCGCGTCGACGTTCAGCGGCGCCGCCGAGTCGATCACGGGGATCAGGCTGTCCGCCGGGTACGGGTGCGTGATCAGGTCGATCTTGCCCTGGCCCTGCAGCGTCACCACGACGGTGTCGTCGGCGAGCATGTCGCCGCCCTGCGGCTCCCACGAGACGCCGCAGAAGCCGTGGTAGGCCTCCTCGCGGGGGGTCGAGGCGCCGGTCGGGTCGTCCGGGTAGAACTCGAATACCCGGATCTCGACGGTGTTCGAGGTGCCGAACTTGCCGATGGCGTGGGTGCGCAGGTACTCCTGGCCGGGGTCGTAGCTGGTCGGGTCGCTCTGCCCGACCTTGCGGTCGAGGGTGAGCGAGCCGGACCAGTCGGCGCCGGTCTTGTTCTGGCTCTTGAAGCCCTGGCCGCCCTGGTCGGTGTTGTCCACCCAGTTCGGGCCGTCCGGCTTGAACGCCGAGTTGGTGACGCCGCCGACCGTCGCCCACGTCGGTGCGACCGTGCTGCCGGTGTTCACCTGGTAAACCCACTTGCGGTTCACCGTGCTGGGGCCGAGCTGCGGGATCGTCGGTCCGCTCATGATGAGGTTCTCCTCGGGTCGATTACTGCCGGTTGATCGAAGGTCGGTACAGGCGCGGGACGAAGTTGGTGGTCCACTCCCAGCGCTGCGCGGCGTCCTGGCCGAGCGAACCGCCGGGGCTCCAGCGCATCGCCTCGACGCGGATGCCGGTGGGCAGCGTCATCGGGTAGCGGCCGAGCAGGGCGTTCTGCAGCGCGTCGTCGATGCCCCACGCCTGGCTGACGTCGGCGCCCGCGGTGCGAATGCGGAACTGCAGCCCGATCTCGGACTGCGCGATCGACGGGGCCGCGGTGAGCGGGTAGGGCGCGATCGCGACGGCCGGCGCCACGTCCAGCGGCAGCTTCATCGGCCACAACCCGATCTCGCCGGCGGCGTAGGCGAAGTCGGCGCGCCAGGTGAGACCGATGGCGAGCGAGTCGACCAGCCGCGCGAAGCCCTCGACGAGGGCCTTGGTGTACGCGGCCGGGTCGACGTCGAGCCACGGCGCGGTGGTCACGCGCCGAACGCCTTGCGCAGCTCGGCGGCGGCCAGCGGCGCGAGCTGCTCGGCCTGGTTGAACGGCTGCTCGAGGAACTTGCCCTGCCCGCCGTTGGGGTGGTGCAGCTCGAGGTCCTCGTGCTGCTTCACGGCGTACTGGTTGGACGGCGCGTGGTGGGCGCTGCCGTCGTCGTCGCGGCCGTAGGTGACCGCGGTGCCGGTGGTGTCCTCGACGACCCGGCCGGACGCGGCGAGCACGCCGTACTCGACCGGGACCAGGGGTTGGGACTGGTCGAGCACCTCGTCGGCGACGGCCTTCTCGGCGGCCTTCGCGGCGGTGTGGATCAGCGCGGCGGCGTCGACGCGCGGCGGCTGGTAGCTGAACGAGACGCCCATCAGCGCAGACCCACTTCCTGATGCGCGGGCACCGGCTGGCCGCCGGCGTCGCCGACCGCCGAGGCGATCACCTCGGTGACGCGGCCGCCGAACAGTGCCGGCAGGGTGACGCGCGAGCCGACCGGGATGTACGCGACCGAACTCGGGAACGCGAACCGACCCGAGACGACCACCTGCACCCCGTCCGGGCCGGGCATCAGCTGCGTGGTGTCGTCGTAGAACCCGCTCACCGTCTCCGCGGCCGCGTACTGGTCGCCGTAGCCGCCGCCGGAGGCGGTGCGGCGTTCCACCGGCAGCTCATGCACCCACAAGGCGGACAGGTCGTCGCTCACGACCACCAGGACTCCACCATCGGCCACTCGAACTCGCCGGACATCGGCTCCGGGAACGGCCACCAGCGACGACCCTGGCCCCACTGCGGTAGCGCGTCGGCCGGGTCGGCGCCGATCGGCACCGGCTGCCAGAGCAGCTGGCCGGCGAGCAGGACGGCCCGTGCCTCGGGTGCGAGCTCGCGTGCCGCGGCCAGCAGCGCCGCGCCGGCGCCGGTGGTGTCGTAGGTGACCTCGCCGGTGAGGATCTTCGAGGACTTCACGGCGCCGCCGGACAGCCCCAGCCGCGCCGGGTCGACGCCGCTGGCGATCCAGCTGGCGGCCTGCGCGCAGGTCGCGTCGCGCAGCACCTCCGCGTCGGTGTTGCTCGGGGTGTCGGTGTACGGGTCGCGGTTCGTCGCCACCGCGACCACGAACGTCGCCCAGAACAGCAGCCGGTCCGCGTTGGCCGGCGGCGCGTCGTCGAGCCACGGCGAGGCCGCGAGGTCGTCACTGGTGGCGTACGCGGTGAGCGGCACGGCGACTCCCTCACGGACGGCCGGGGCAGGGCGCAGGCGGATTCATGGCAGCGGGCGAAAGGACCGGGCGTGGAAACCCGCCGAGCCCGCCTTGCCGCGAGGTCCAGTGCGTTGCCCGGCGCGGGTTTGACGCCCGGCCCCGGCCCGTCAGCCCAGGTCGAGATCGGCGGCGTCACCCTGTGGGGCGCTGCCTCCGGGCTCTGCCTGGGCCTGCTCGGCGTCGGGCTCGGCGAGCTCGACGTAGCCCTCGCCCGCGTAGTACGCGAGCAGCTGGGCGTCGTTCTCGTCGACGTCGACGACGATGTCCGTCCGCTTCGGGTGCTGCAGGCGGGCCATCGGCTCAGGACTTCTTGGCCGGCTTGGGCGCCTGGAACGGCGGCGCCGCGTCGGGGTCCGCGGCGAACCCGGCGTCCGGCGTGCCCTCGACGACCAGGCCGCGGCGCGCGAGCACCTCGACGTGGTCGGCGTCGGCGCCGTCCGGCACCGCGGCGCCCTTGTCGACGCGGTGCAGCCGGGAACCGACCTTGACCAGCACGCCGTCCAGCTTGGAGATCAGCGACTTGTCCGCCATCACGCGGCCCACCCTTCGATGATGCGAGCCGAGTTCGGCTCCTGGACCATCGGCGCGCGGACGATGCGCGCCTGCACGGTGACGCCGTCGATGTCTTCCTCGCGGTACCGCTTGGACTCCACGCCGGAGGCCATGTCCGACGGGTCGCCCTGGTAGCCGCCGCCGAGACGCTCGTAGGCCATCGACCCGAGCATCGTCGAGTCGAGCACCACCCCGTCGACGCCGGAGGGCATGTTCGTGGACTTGAGCCACGTCTTGCCGGCGATCTGGATGGTGTTGATGTCGCGGGTCAACGGGTTGTTCGCCTCGCGCGGCAGCAGCCCCGCCTTGATCGCCGAGGAGATCGCGCGGGCGAACAGCGTCGGCGTGGTGGCGACCGTGTCGGCCGAGTAGCCCTGGTTCTCCTCGAGGATCGCCGCGTCGGCGAGCTCGACGTCCAGGAACGGGTCGGCCGAACCGCCGTCGAGCGTGCCCGCGGCGGTGATCGACTTGGTGACGCCGGAGGCGACCGCGGCCAGCGCCAGCCCGTCGTTCTGGAACACGAGCTGGTTGGCGATCTTCACGAGCTCACGCATGACCTTGTCGATGCGGTTGTGCGCGGCGTCCTCGTCGCTGATGATCGTCTTGAGGCCCGTCTTGTCCGGCCGCACGTCCGCCAGCGTGGGCGGCCCGCCCTGCGTGAGCGGGTACTGCGACAGGGGACGCACGACGCTGCCGGCGATCTGCGTGAAGATCGACTCGGACACCTCGTAGACGCCGAAGCCGGTGCCGGTCAGGTCGACGCGGCCGGTCAGCAGCCGCCACCCGATCAGCCGCTGCATCACCAGGGTGCGCAGCAGCCGGTAGATCCGGCGCGGGTCGTTGCGGAGCCAGTCGACCGTGATCGCCGTGCCGTTGACCGTCGGCAGCGGCAGGTCGTAGATGTTGTCAGCCATGATGCGCGTCCTCCTCAGACGCCGAACAGCGAGTAGGAGACGGATGCGCCGTCCGACGCCGCGGCCATGGCACGCGCGATCCGGGAGTCGACGGCGTCGACGCCGGTGACCCACTTGCGGAGCGTGCCGGCGGCGCCGGCGCACAGCGGGTCGCCCTGGACGATCGCGCCGGAGGCGGTGCCGCGGTGCTTGCCGACACCCCACACGGTGATCTTGTCGCCGGAGACGCCGTCCTGGCCGGCGACGCCGGCCACGTCGGTCGACGCCGACCCGGCGGCCGCACCAGCCCAGGTGACCAGCTGACCGCCGACCACCGTGCCGGACAGCGTCAGGGTGAACGGGTCGTCGAAGTCCTCGTAGATCGGCAGGTAGTCGCTCATGCGAGCAGTCCCTCCTTGGTCGTGCCCGTCAGGGCGGCCAGCTGCGCGGCCTCGTCGTCGGTGAACGCGGCGTCGCCGGTGCTGCCGTCGTCGCCGGTGCGGCCCTGCAGGCCGGTGACCGGGAACCGCGCCGGCAGCGAGGCCAGGTCGGCCTTGGCGGTCTCCGGGTCGCGGGCGAACTCGCGCTCCCACGATTCGCGTGAGGCCTGCGAGCGGCTGATCTTGCCGGCCGCCATCGCCGCCTCGATCGCCTCGTCGCGCTCGTCGAGCAGCTGCTTGGCCCGCGCCTGCGCGCCGAGCTTCGCCTGCTCCTCGAGCGCGTCGGCCTTCGCCTTGGACATGACGACCTTGCCGTCCGCCTCGAGCGCGGCCACGACTGCGGCCGTGTCGACCTTTGCGGCGGGCGCCGGCTCGGGCTTGGTGGCCTGCTCCTCGAGCTCGTCGAGCTTGGCGTTGACGGCCGCCGCGTCGGCGTCCTCTGCCAGACCGAGCCGCTCGCGCAGCGCCTTGAGTTCGGTTTCCGTCATCGTGACGGCCTCCTCGGTATCGGTGTGTTGCGTTTCCGGCGGCTCGGCCGGCGTCTGGGTGGCCGCGAGTGCGGCGGGCGTGTTGCGGTACATCGACAGGTCGAAGCGGCGGGCCGCGGCGCGCGCGTCCGGGTTGATCTCGACGTCGACGTTGACGACGACCGGCTGCTCGCCCTCGGCGTCCTCGACCGCGGGCAGGTCCGGCGGCAGCTGCGCGTCGATGCCGACCTGGTCGGCGAGCTTGGCCTCGACGGCGTCCGTCGCCGGGTACCACTTCTCGCCCTTCATGACGGCGCGCCACTCCTCGCGGCTGCCGCCCGCCTTGAGCGCGTACAGGTCGGCGTAACTGTCGGACACGGCGTCCAGCGCCGCGGCCTCCTTGCGCATCTTGTCGGCGTCGCCGAGGGCGATGTTCCACGCCTCGTGGATCATCAGGATCGACCCGGGCGCCATGCTGACGGTGTCGCCGGCGATCGCGACCGCGGAGGCGGCCGAGGCGGCGATGCCGTACACGGTGACCCGCACGTCGGCCTTGGTGGCGCGCAGCAGGTTGGCGATCGCGACGCCTTCCTGCGCCTCGCCGCCGGGCGAGTTGAGGCGCACGTACAACATGTCGACGTCGCCGACCTGCTTGAGCGCCTGCGCGACCTCGCCGGCGGAAATTCCCCACCAGCCGCCGTAGGAGTCGATCACGTCGAAGATGTCGATGGTGGCCGACGTCGGCTCGTCCCCGCCGGAACCGGTGCCGGCGGTGGCGTTGCGGATCGCGGCGACCGGGCGCTTGGCGGCGGCCGACGGCGCGATACAGCCGCGGAACCGGTAGCGGGGCTGCAGATCAGGCATCGCTCGCTCCCGTCGTCGTGTTGGTGGCCGGCGTGTTCGGGTCGGGCTGCGCCGGGTTGGGCGGTGTCTGCGCGAACACCGGGTCGCCCGGGTCCTCCGGCGGTATGTTGCGCAGCTGCCGGATCCACGCCCGGGCCGGCGCGTCCGGCTTGAGCCCGCCGTACGCCATCAGCCAGTAGATGTCCTGCGCGGTGGTCTCGACGTCCGCGCCGACGTTGTCGACGACGATCCGCGGCGCCGGCTCGTCCTCGCCCCAGTTCGCGTCCACCAGCGGCACCACCAGCTGCGCGGTGGCGGCCTCGGCGTGGAAGTCCGCGGCGTCCTGCTGCGCCATGATCATCAGATCCATGACGGTCTCGCCGAGAGACCGGTTGCCGCGCTCTGCCGTCGCCATGTCCAGGATCGAGGTCAGCGTCGAACGCGTCATGTACCGGTCGAGCAGGTTGATGAACGCCACCGTGTCCGGCGCCGTCCCGGTCAGGCCTTCCAACGCGAGCCGGAACCCCGGCGGCATCGACACACCCGAGTTCTCACCCGCCTTGATGCCGGCCACGACGCGCTGCGCCTCGGCCATCTGCTGCGGCGTCGGCGACGTGCCCGGCAGGGCCTGCGCCGTCGGCACACCCATCCCGAAACGCCGGATCGAGGTGGCGTGCACCCGCAGCATCTGGTCCTTGATCAGCCACGGGCCGTAGGAGGGCCGCAGCAGCGACTGCCCGAAGTAGTTCGAGCCTTCACGCTCGCGGGTGTAGTACACGAGGCGGTGGTCCGCGGTGGTGATCGTCGGGCCGCCGACGGTGCCCGGGACGCCGGTGACGGCGCCCTGCACGACCGCGGCCAGCGTGCCGTCCCGGTTCAGCTTGAGCGCGCCCACCGTCTGCGGCATCCGCTCGGCGACCTGGTCCAGCCGCCACCGGCCGCCGTCCGCCGCCCAGTTCTGCTCGAAGAACATGTGCCCGAACACCTGGTCCAGCAGCGCGACCCGTAGGTGCTCGGCGAACGTGAACCGCCGCCGCCGCGCCCCGCTCGGCGGCTCGTCGACGCCGGCGACCGGCAGCCCCAAGTCGTCGGCGATCCGCGCCGTCACCTCGTCGCGGCAGCCCGCGCCGTCGACCGCCCAGTGCGCCTTGCGGATCGGGTGCGTGTAGCCCTTCAAGACCGCCGCCAACTGCGGGTCGTGCCGCATCCGGGCGTACATGCGGATCGAGGACGGCCAGGTGAGCTCGGGCACCTGTTCGAGCAGGTAGTCGACCGCGGCGGAGTAGCCGTCGAGCGTCCAGGCGGCGCTGTCGTCGACGTAGCCGCGGAAACCGGTGGTCGGCTCGCTCACGCGGACCTCCGTCCGGTCAGAAGTTGGCGCTCATCAGGTCCACGAACTCGTCGTCGGCCGCGCGGTGCTGCTCGCGGCGGTGCTGCTCGGCCTCGGCGGTCTCCGGCGGCAGCCAGTGCGCGATCGCCACCCGGCCCGCGTAGCTGCCGGTGTCCACCTGGTCGTCGTGCGTGACCTTCGGGAAGTCGGCGTGCTCGTCGAGCCACTCGTCCAGCCACGGGGCGGTGCGCGGCAGCCACACCCGGTGCTGGCGCACCAGGCCCGCGTACGGCAACGCCCGGGTCAGCTTGTCGACGTCGGCCTCGAGCTCGGCGACCGGGACCCCGGCCCGGCCGAGCGCGTACACCAGCGTCGTGCCGAACATCCGCGACTCGATGTGCGTGACGTCGTAGGGGCCTAGCCAGCGTTGGCGCAGCGGCGCGAGGAACGCGGCGTGGTCGATCTCCGGCACCCGTTCGCGCTTGCGGTCCAGCAGCACCAGGTCGCCGCCGAGCGTGATCGCCCACACCGACGCGACCGTGTAGTCCGCGGACGTCTTGGTCGAGGTGGCCAGGTCGAGCGTGGCGAACCTGGCGCAGTCGGCCAGGTCGAACGTGTTGCCGTCCAGGCGCAGCAGCTGCCGGCCGGCTTCGCCGGCGACCAGGTCCCAGTACCGCCAGTCGTCGCGCTTGAAGATCCCGCCCTGCGCCGCGACCGGCCGCTGCTGGTAGATCGAGCTGAACACGTACGACGAACGCAGTTTCGCCAGACCCGCGAAGTAGCCCGGCTTGCGGTCACGCACCGACGGCATCTCTTCGCCGACCTGGCGGCCGATCGGGTCGTCCTCGTCGACCGCGATCGCCGGGATCGACACGACCCGCCACTCGGCCGGCTCGCGGGCGAGCAACCGGCCGGCCATGTCGTCGGTGTGCCAACGGGTCATCATCAGGATGACCTTGCCGCGGGCCGAGAGCCGCGTGGAGCCGTTCGACTCCCACCATTCCCACGCCGCTTCGCGGTACGTCTTGGACTCGGCCTCGGCGCGGCCGCGGACCGGGTCGTCGATGATCAGCACGTCGACCGGCTCACCGGTGATGCCGCCGGCGATGCCGACGCAGATCAGGCCGCCGCCCTGCACCGTCTCCCAGCGGCCGGCGGCGTTGGTGTCGGAGCGGATCGCGATGCCGAGCTCGGGGTGAGCGGCGACGTCGCGCTTGATCTCGCGGCCCCACCGTTCGGCCTTGCCCTGCTCGAAGCTGACGATGGCGATGCGCAGCGTCGGGTCGTGCGAGAGCAGCCACGCCGGGAAGCGGCGCGAGACCTTCTGCGACTTGCCTTCCTGCGGCGGGCAGAAGATCATCAGCCGGTCGTCGTCGCCGTCGGCCAGGTCGACAAGCGCGTCGTCGATCAGGTCGAGCACCGGCGAGGTGCGGGTCTTGCGGTCCAGCGCCATCGCCATCGCGCCAGGCGTGGGCCACTTGCGTCTCTTCGTCTCGAACTCGCGGGCGGCGAACTCGATCCAGTCGAGGCCGGCCATCGCAACTCACCTTCGGATCTACCGAACCGGCCGCCGGCGTATCGACTCGGATGCGGCGGACGTCCCGTCGCCTTCCCCGCACGCGTTAGCGGATCGTCAGGCCGGACGTCGGGCGCCTGGTTGGGGTCGCGGGCCAGGCGGCCGGTTCGGAAGTTCTGTGTCAGCCGGCGAGCTCACGCAACCGCAGCGGGATCACGTTCCCCGCGCGCGCCTGCTGCTCGACGCTCAGATCCAGGTCGCCCAGGATCTTGCGGATCACCTCGGCGACCAGCTGGCCCTGCTGCTCGGCCAGGCGCACCCGGCGCTCCTCGATGCCGGCCTTGATCGCCTCGGCGCAGACCTTGACCAGCCGGTCGGACCATTCGCCCAGCAGCGACAGCCACGCGTTCGCGCCCGCCTCGCGGGTCTGCTTGGTGACGTGCTCGAGCTCGGCGAACTCGCCGGTGCCGACCACGACCGCGTCGTCGACCTCGCGGGTGGCGCCCCAGATGAGGTCGTCGTCGGCCTGCGCCTCGGCGACCTTCTCACGCAGCCACGCCACGTAGCCGGCGGTCCAGCGCACCGTGTCCAGCAGCGCCTCGGTCGGGGTGGTGTCGATCGGCCCGCCGAACCGGCGCATGAGCTCCGCGGCCTTCGCCTCGGCGACGCGGCGCTTGCCGGCGGCCTTGGCCTGCTTGGACCTGCCGCCGTGCGCACCGCACTTGGTCTGCCCGTGCATCGGCGACTTGCGGCACGGCTGCCCGGCGCGCGGGTTGCGTGGCTGGCCCTTGCGTCCCAACGAGATGTGCCCGGTGCAGGCCGGCTTGCCGGTGGCCGTGACGTGCTCGCGGTCGCACTTGCCGCACGCGCTCACGGATGCCTCCAGAACCGCTTGCAGCGGATGCAGATGTGGCCCTCGTTGCCGCACAGCAGCGAGTGGCCGTGACGGATGCAGCCGAGCCGCGACAACCACCGGGTGATCATCACGGCAGCTCCACCACCGTCGAGACCACGCTCACCGGGCCGTCCAGCTCGGCGAGCGTGTACGGGAAGCCGTCGCGGACCCGCTGCCACAGCCCGATCAGCTCAATCGCAGGTGGGGCAATACCGCGCAGTGTCATCAGGCTTTCGGCGCAGTGCGTGCCCTCGCTTGCAAAGCGCCTTGCGGGCATTACGGGCAGCAAGGCCATCGCTGCGCAAGATGTTCTCACGGGGTGTCACAGCTTCCAGGTGAGCGGGATTGACACAGTTGCGCACCTTGCAGAGGTGGTCCACGTGATAACCGTCAGGGATCGGGCCGACAAGTAGCTCGTATGCGAAACGGTGCGCTCTCACGCCCTTCTTGCGGACGGAGAACCGCGGGTACCCGTCAACGGTGAGCTTGCCGCCCCAAAGCCAGCACCCAGCGGAAGACTTCGTTACCAGCCGCCAGAAACGCTGTTGGGGCGTAGCCCGTCCCATGTGCGGGAGCGCGGCATTGCGCGCGCGGTCATAGCACTGTCGGCACCGGCCCTTGGCGTAGTGCGGTTTACCGCACGCGGGTACGCAACAGATACGCTCAGCCATGTCAGCCTCTCATCCAGGTTGGCCACGCCCCGGGCCTGTTCGCGCAGGTGCCGGGGTTTTACCTTGTGATCTTACCTCTGACCAGAGCCGCAGGAGCTTGTCCACCTCGGTCTCGTGCCACTCCGCCTCGCCCTGGTGCCCGGCCCACGTGGCGCGCAGGTACAGCGAGCGGTGCTTGCTGATCTCGTGCTCGATGCGGGCCAGCCGGTCCGCGGTGTCGTCGGCCATCGGCGGGCCCCTGACAGCAGGAAACCCGGCGGCCGTGGTGCGGCGCTACCGGGTCGAGGGCGTAGTCGTCCTACTGCGCTCCAAGGTGGACTAAACGACCGAGGTCTGTCAAGCAGCGGTTAGCGCAGCGGCGTGTCGCGCCTGCCGGCGGACACCCGCGAAGGACGCGGCGACCTGGTCCAGGTCGTACAGCAGCAGCGCCGCGCCGGTCCGCGTGCGCTTGGCGTCGCAGGCGATCGCGCGGCAGCGGCGGCGCACCTGGTCGGGGTCGCGGTTCACGAACAGCGCCGCCGCCTGGCGGGTGCCCAGCAGAGTGCCGTGCTCGACACGCGGCACGTGGTGCTCGACGCTGAACTGCGGGATCTTCCGGCCGCTCTTGGGCTTTGTCATCGCTTGCCCGCCTCCTGCTCGAAGATCAACCTCAAGCGTAGCCACGCCACACCCGACCACGACGCCTTACAGCGCCGGCACGCCACCACGTCCGCACCCGTCAGATCGTTGAAAATCTTGGTCCGGCAGTTCGGACAACGACCTACCGGCTCCGCCCACATCGACGCGCCCGACGCCCGCGCCAACGCCCGGTGCACATCCCGCATCGCCGCCGCGTACGCCACCACCCACACCTGCGCCGCGATCCACTTGCGGTGCAGCCGCAACACCCGCACCGACGCCGACACGTCACCGGTCACCTTCACCGCCAGCCGCCGCCGCGCCGCCACCTCCCACGCCCAGAACGCCAACACCCGCGGCACGTTCGGGTCGACCGCGTCGTCACGGCGCGCGTCGGTGATCTCCATCAGCTCGATCCGCCCCGGCGCCGGCGAACCGAACCCGCCGCCGGACACCGCCGGCCCGGACGCCGCGCCCGGCAGCAGCAGCTCATCACGCAACGCGAACAGCGTCTCGATCTCCGTCAGCCGGCCGTCCAGCTCGTGGAAGTGCCGCGCACACAGCAGCCCGAAACGCCGCTCGGCCGGCACCTCGCCGTGCCCCAGCACGCACGCCCGCTCCGGCGGCACCACCGGCGGCGCAGGCGGCGCTGCAGGGTCCGCGGCCGCCTGGTCGACGGGTCCAGCAGCCCCCACGGCACCGACGGGTCCACCGTCACACGGCGTGCACGACGCCTTGCCCGGCACGCCGGAGCTGCCGGTGTCCACGTCGCAGGTGACCATCGTGCCCGCGCCGTACGCGTGGCAGCGGCAGGCGCAGCTCACGACGCCCTCCGTTGCGCGGCGGCGGCGCTGACCGCGAGGCAGTCCGGGCACAGCGCCGGCTCGTCGACCTGCCAGCCATGCTGCGCCAGCACCTCCTCGGGCCGGTCGAGGTAGTCGTCGATGACGTGTGCCCAGCGCCGGCAGCGGGTGCAGGTCCGGGTCGCTGCGGCGCTCATACGGCATCGCTCCACGCGAACGACGGCGAGGACGCCTCGGCCTTGATGGCGACGCCGGCGAGGTCGCTCTGCATGCACGCCACGAGCGCCGCGGTCGCCTCGGCCGCCTCGTCCTCGGGCACGGCGAGCACGAGCTCGTCGTGCACGGGCAGCAGCGTCGCGTCGCCCCAGCGCGTGTCGCGCAGCCGCACCAGGCCGTCGACGAGCAGCTCGCGGGCCGCACCCTGGATGCAGTAGTTCGGCGCTTTGTGCGGAAATTCTTTCGGTAAATGCACAATGCGGCCGGAATGTGTCACGAATTGCGTCTGACCATTCTTGACGGATTCGCGCACCGCGGCGGACCACGCCGCGAGCTCGGGCAGCATCGCGTCGAGGGCGTCGACGATCGCGGCCGCCACGGTCTCGCTGACGCCGACGCCCCGGGCGATCGCCGGTACGCCGCCGCCGTAGATCCGCCCGAACACGCCGCGCTTGACGGCGTACCGGTCGGCCTTGGTGGCGTCCGGGCCGAACGCGAGGCGGGCGATCGCCCAGTGCACGCCGTCACCGGCGCCGGCGTCCTCCTGCGCGATCAGGCGGCGCAGGTTCGCATCCCCGGACAGCGCGGCCGCGACCCGCAGCTCGACACCGGCGAAGTCCGCGGACACCAGCAGCTGGCCGGGGTCGGCGGTGATGCAGGCCCGGTAGCCGCCCTCGCGCGGCACCTGCTGCAGGTTGGGCCGCACGCAGCTCATCCGGCCGGTGTCGGCCGAGAGCGTGTACACCGTGGGGCGGGCGCGGCCGTCGCCGCGGGCCACCAGCTGGTGGTAGGGCTCGAGGATGAGCCCGAGGGCGGTTTCGGCGCGCTGGTAGTCGAGCCGGGCGCGGACGAACTCACCGAGCGGCCCGTCGAGCGTGCGGTACGGCTCCAGCGCGCCTTTCGCGACGCTGCGCCGGCCGGTCGCAGTGGCCGGCAGCTGCGCGCCGAGCCCGGTCGCCACCGCGGCCACCTGCTGGTCGCTGCCCGGGTTGGCGACGCCGGCCGCCCGCAGCCGCTCGCCCGCGTCGGCCAGCGCGGCGCGCTCGCGGTCGAGCAGCTGCGCGACGTGCGCGCCGTCGATCGCCAGGCCGCGGTGCGCGACGCGGGCGGTCATGCGCTGCGCGATCCGCTCGCGCTCGAGCACGCCGGGCGGCACCGACGGCAGCCGGCGGGCGAGCGCGGCGTCGTCGAGGACGTCGGACGCGGCGTAGCGGATCATCGTCGCGCTGCGCGGGTCCACCTGCGCCCAGCCGGAACGCTCGGCCGGCGTGGTGGCGGCGACCTCGGTCAGCCAGCGGCCGGCCTTGAACAGCGCCGCGCGGGCCGCGTCGGCCGCGGGCGAGACGGCGGCCGCGCCGAGCACCGCGCCGGCCAGCTGCTTGAGCCCGGGATCCGAACCGGTGCTCGCGGGGTCGGCCAGCTTGGCGGGGATCACCGTGTCGAGCATCGCGTCCCAGCCGCGCTCGAGGTCGATCACGCCGGCCACCGCCAGCGGGATCAGGTCGGCGGTCGCCGAGTGCGCGTGCAGCACCGCGGCGCGCTCGAGCAGCTCGCCGGCGAGCGCGGTCTGTGCCGGGTCGGCGGCGTCCAGCACCACGGCCGCGTGCTCGCCGCCCAGCTGGATCGTGCGCAGCGCGTAGTCAGCGTGCCCGACCGGGTAGCCGGTGTGCTCGACGTCGACGGTCAGCTCGGCGCCCCAGCCGAACGCGTCGGCGATGCCGGGCACGTCGGTAAGGCCGATCGGCGTGACCGTGCCGTCGCGCAGCACGAGCGCCGGCAGCTCGAGGACCGCGCCGGCCGCCTCGGCGATCTTCGCGGCCAGCGCCTCGGCCTTGGCGGCGGCTTTCGCCGCGGCGCGCTCAGCCGGGTCGGTCTTGGTCCGCTTCGGCTTGGCGGCGGCTTCGAGCTGCTCGGGCGTCGGTGCCGCCAGCTCGGCTGCGGCGTCGCGGGCGGCGATCAGGCGGCAGGCGATGGCCGTCGAGTGCGGCCCGCTCGCCTCCTCCGGCTCGGCCGGCTGCATGACGGGTATGGCGGGTTGACGGCCGTTTGGAATTGTTGGTTTGTGTGCGCGCGCATGTGTAAGGGAAGTCTCCGAACCCGTCAACCCGTCATGCACGGTTTCGTTTGGCGGGGTAGGCCCCGTGTTTTCCTGCCGTTTTTGGCATGACGGGTTGGTCTGCGAACCCGTCATCAACCCGTCATCCGCGCGCCAACCCGTCATGGATTCGAGGTCGTTCCAGCCGCCGAGCGGTTTGATGCGCAGCGGGCGCCGCTTGCCCTGCATCGTGTGGATCGCCGGGTAACCGCGCGCGGTGAGCTCGCGGCCCCACTTGGTGATGCTCGGAAGGGCACGCCGGTCGTGCCCGCGGTCGGCGCAGTGCTGGGCGTAGTTGGCGTACAGCAGCGTGGCGCGCTCGCCAGGCTCGTCCGGGGTGACTGCCTCCTCGAGCCAGCTGGTGACGGTGTCCTGCTCGGCGGCGATCTCCTCGGCGCGGTAGCGATAGGCCTCGGGCGCGGCGGCGGTGAGTGCGCTGTCCGGTTCGGCGAGCCAGGCCGCGGCCTCGCGCATCATCGCGGCCAGCACGCCGGGCGCTTCGAGGCGCCACGCCGCGGAGCTGGTGTGGCCGATCGCGGCCCGGGCGCGGCGCACCTCGTCCGGGTCGCCTTCGCACGGGATCAACCGCACCCGGCTGCGTACCGCGGGGTCGACCAGGTGCGGGTCGTCGTTGGCGGTGAGCACGAGCGTGTGCGTCGGGGTGAAGGTTACCGGGTTGCGGTTCATCTGGTTGCCGGTGAGGTCGCCGCCGCCGGTGAGCTGCTTGAGGCTCTCCTTGCCGGCGCGACTGTCGCGGGGGCCTTCGTCGATGAACGACAGCCGGCGGCCCATCAGCGCGTACACGATGCTGGCGTGGGCTTTGTCGGCGCCGCCGAGCAGCCGCGGGTCGGCGGCATGGGCGTAGGAGCCGAGCACGCCCATCAGCAGCGCGATCGCCTGCGTCTTGCCGCGGCCCTGGTCGCCGACGAGGATCGGCATGGCGCGGTCGGCGTAGCCGGTGAAGGCGATCGAGAGCACCCGCAGCGCCCAGGCCCGCAGTTCGGGGTCGGGCCAGACGGCGGCGGTGAAGGCGTCCCACAGCGGCGTGGGCCGGACGTCGGGCCGGACCGCGGCGGAGTGCAGGTGCGGCGTGGCCGGGTCGACGAGCGCGGCGGTGGGCTGTTCGCGGCTGGCGCGCAGGTCCCAGGCCAGGCCGCCGGCCCACAGCAGCCACGGTTCGCGGTCGAGTTCGGTGATCGCCAGGGTGGCGGGGTGCACGCCGCCGGCTACGACGGCGCGGATCTTCTTGGCGATCGATCCGGACGTCCCGCCGGACATGAACCGGCGGCGGCGTTCGGCCTGGCTGCGCGCCTCGCTGCCTTTCTCGGCGTCCGGGTTGCCGCGTGGCATGAGCCCGGCGGCGAGCGAGATCGCCCATTCGGCGAGGTCGGGGCGGGTTTCCCAGCTGTCAGCGCAGCGCAGCAGCCACGTGCCGGAGTCATACGCGTAGCGAAGCGCCGGCCACACCCGCTCGAGCACCGCTTCGGCGAGCGGCTGGTCGAGGTCGGCGCGGGGGTCGAACAGTTGCGCGCCGATGAACGCCACCGGGTGGATGCGCCGGGGCGGTTCGACGGCGTCCGGCAGCGGTTCAGCCGGCGCGGCGGGGTCGGGGCGGCGGTCGTCGGCCGGTGCCGGCGCGGGGACGGTGAACGACCCGATCAGCAGGCACGGGTCGGCAGTGACCTGGCTCGGGCCGACGGCGGTGACGGCCTTGCGGGCGGAGGTGAGCAGCATCCGCGCCCACTCCTCGGCGCGGTCCTCGCCGGC